TTAAAAACTCTGTTTCTACTCAAAAGTAGTAAACAGATCTATGCAGACTGAGTGGTTTCAAACTCCTTCAACGTAATAAAACACCCTAATTAAAGGGGGTACGGTAGTAGTACCGTCAATACGTTATCGAAGAATTAGTAACTCAAAAATTCCGGCTTTCGCCTTGAAAAATAGTTGTTTTAGGTTTTAAGATTTCATAACTGGGGGAAAACCTAGAAAATATCCCAGTTGAAAATCTTCGCCAACGGAGCGATAGATTTTGATCTTGGCGGTCGCTGCAGCATACTCATCCGTAACTGTGAGCATGCTGTAGGGATCCCAGACGTCTTGCGGAATGAGATTGTTCTCAACTGGAAGGATTGCCGTACTATGATTTTCGCAATAATAGGGCATTCTGGCCGCACAGGTTCCGACTCCTCGGTCGAAGACTTGGGCGGCATCACAGTGAGAACTACCAGCACTGGCAGTAGAATAAAGGGTACCATTGTACAACGAAGGGTCAATTGTGTTGTCAAAGAATTCTGAAGTGGCAACATTCAGAGCGGTGTTGTTGCGCATGACTTGTGATGTTGTTGACAATGATGTTGGAATCAACACTCTAATAGATCCTCTCATGAAAGCATAACCATGAGCTAATCTACAAAGAGCATCCATTGACATCTTCGGTATAAAAGTGGAAGCCGGAAGATTGACGGGTATAGCGGTTGTGTAAGGCCAAAACGCAAACGCTTTAAGTGCACCATAAGTGGGAGCTGTTGGGTAATTACAAAGGACAGTGTATCGAAGAAGAAGCTGACGAATTGAGGTGAATTTCTCACCAATGGACATGCTGACAGCCTCATCATCGAAATTCATACTTGGGTAGTTACCAATGGGCTCTAAAACCAAAGACTGGTCGACATCGGGAGCTGTGGAACCCATCTGTGGAATAAACGGTACTCCAACAGAGGTCACATCAGGAACCTTTTTCATACCAGGAATGGCATATTCAAAATCGTCTCCAGCGGAAGCAGAGATGACCATGTCAATGACATTTCTGACTGTGTCGGGGGCTTTGAGCTCATTAACAACAATAACATACAACTTCCCGATGATTTTGTCGACACCAATAAACTTTTGGTACTCCAAGTAAGGCAGTCGGAAAACTATCTCACTCTTTTCTCTAATGTCGACAATCTCACGAAGAAGGTAAGGCTGATCAGCCAAGGATGGAACGGACGCAAGAGCGCCAGGTGTATATACAAAAGCCAAACGGCCAGAATGATAATCAGTTTTGAGCATTTTAATGTGTATGTCAATGGAGCCTCTGTAGACTCTAAAGAAAGTGGACAAGTAACCAAAAGGCGGGTAACAACGGCCGGCCACAGCAGGAGCAGCGTTCGAAATAGCCTCGTAAAGAGCTTGAGGCCCAATATCGAGCTTGAAAAGAACGGCCCCTTCCAGGTCAGTAGTTGCCCACCCTCTAGAATCAATATATCCAGGAATCTTTTTAATGTAATTGAAATTCATCTCATCGAGGTCATCCGCACCAAAACCGGGCTTCATTTCAACAGAGTTGTCATGGAACAAAGCCAGGGTGACAGCTGTGTCAGCACCAGTTGCGTTCGGCATGTTGGGATTGGCGAGCCGTTGCACATTGGTGGGAGCAGAATCCAGGTCTGGTTTCGAAAACCCAAACCAAGAAGCGACTGTAGAAGCTCCTCTAAGAACCCAGGAAGTTGGACCAGCAATGGACGAAAGAACGGGTATTTCCTCAAGAATGGTTGCCACCTTACCAGCGGCCATAAGACCGCGGGAAAGCACACCACCTGAGGCCATAACAGACGCTTCAGCAGACGCGATCTCCTCCTTGGCTGCAGAACCTATCTTGGAAACAAAACGAGCACCTTTAAAAGTTTTCTTGGGCGCTGTGGACTGTGGATGATACGGAACGGCCATCTCCACATCTTCGAAGTGTAAGTAAACAGCAACATCAACACTCTGAGAATTTGCTGCACCAGTAGCAAGTGGTGAGTAGACCTTAATGGCCCACCCACCCCAGTCCAACTGGTCGGAAGTTTGCAAAGTCGCATAATCGACTGTGGACACATACGGAATGCGCACTATAGCAGTTGAATCTTTGACTTCAAACATGGCTCCCGGAACTGTCGAGAAGGTGCTAAGGTAATTGGCTCTCCACGTGGGCTGAAGATTGGGTGCAGTCATCACAGAATTTGCAAAAGGAATGAAACCAAACTTGAGCAACCCAGCGTGGAAAGGATTGCCATTGACGACAACTCTATATACAGCAGTAGCTCTAATAAAGTTGAAACCAAGCATCTTGTTCGTCCAAAGGGGGTTGGATGTCAAATCACTCCACACTGAATTCGTGGCCAAAACAGAATTAACTGTCTGGGCTGTAGTCCAGGTGAAGGAATCAACGAGATGGGGTTTGGCAAGAAAATCAGAAATTGTCTGATCTCTCACCGGGTATAATTGTGATCTCTCCTGAGGCTTAATAGTCGCATTAGTCACGACATTGGATGTCTCAACAAAGGTGGTGGTGCCAACTTTGGAGGTGTCCATAGACTCAGAAAAGGTCGAGTTGAGGCGGTTGTCTACAACCATTTGATTTGTATTAGAAGCAGATGGGTAATGTCCCCTGGATAATCACCTCGTTATTCCAGGGTGAGTCGGGTGCTCTGTCTTTCGGTGTCTCTCCGATGTAGGACTGAGCAGTAAAGGTAAATACCTACACATCTTTAATTCCACTGGCACTACTCTGAAAATCGACCGACGATTTATGATACACAGAGCAAGATCCTAGCGGAAAGCTAATAACGAGACTCTTCCGAACGAGCCTCAATGAGGGCGGATTTGAAATTCACAACAGGGCAATACTCGAGATATTCTAACGTAGCTTTACGAATTCTCTGAGCAAAATCTGTGTAATATTCAACTCCATGCAGAGATGCCTCTTTCAGGGACATCTCCACAGTTGAAGAAAATTGAGCAATACCTATCTTCTTCTTTGTCCAATTACACATTTCTTCAATAGTGTCCTTTTCAAGTGGGGCGTCCCATCTCTTGCAAGACGGATCAAACTTGAAAGCACGCTTCAAAAAGGTGCAAGAAGTGAGGGGGCGATGGGTCAAGTCGTTGGACAAAGACTTAGACTCATCAGTGTATGTCATACCAATGGCAGCCATTTCTCTTGTGAAGGAGATTTGGTCGACATGTTGACTCCAATAGTCCGAAACGCAAAAGCCGTTGTCGTCTCCGAAAACAATACACTTCACATTGTGACTGAAGTCGGAAACTGCTGACAAAGGCCCTGAGTAAAGACCCTTGTCGATGACTATCTTAGCTGCTGCGTAACGAATAAGCATTAGGTTACAAACCGAATTGAGAATTGTGGTCAGGAAGTTTCCAGAAGGGTTGCTCCCGTTCCACTCATACACAAAGGCTTTACCATCTTGAACAGCAACATGCCTAGAATTGACAATATCTTCAAACAAGGCAGCTCTGACGACAGAATCACGAGGGTTCTGAGGGGCAGTGCTGTAGAAGTCTTCTATAACATCAAGAACTTTGTACATGAAACTAATAGGCAGCGAACCGTCGTACGCTGAGTAGTCTCCGAAAACATACTTATCTCCGACGGACGACAGATGCTCAACAAGAAATGACCACTCGGTAGAATAGGGATTCAAACCGACAGCCATTTCATTGCTGACTCTGCCAGACATGACTGACCGAACAAAATCACCGAAGTACATCCTGCAAATGATCAGATAATCAAGAGGGGAAGCACTGATAAGACGCGTCTTGCCGTCTCTGACTTTCTCGGCAAGTCTCCGCTCGTCCTTGAGGTAATCCGCATACTTAACATCCATACGAAAACCTTTCTCTAGGTTAGAAATGGTGTGCTCAATATGGTCTATGAGCTCAAGGCACTTAGGGGAGTCGAACCTATACGGACCATCTTCTCCAAACCAATCTCTCTTACCTCCTAACAGAACACTGAGTGAGTACGGATAACCTGAGCTGGTGTTCCTGGGAATCCCTTCAGCAAAGGGAACTCCAGGAATGCCAGCGACTGCTTCTTCAAAAGAATACAATCTGGCCTCCCAGGGATCATCAAATCTTTTTGCAAAGATGATCATCTGAGAGACGCTACAAGAAACGACGTCCAACAAGTCCAAGTCAACGGACTTCTGGCTTCTACTGTACTTCGAGCGAGCGTTCAACCAGGGATCCTTAAGACCATTGCCAAGGTCCATCTCTCGCAGCATAGTGGGCAAGCATTGAGGGGTGTTGAATTTTCCATGAATCCTACTCTTAATGACGCAGTTGGAACTCGGGAGGGGCAACATAGCAACCTCTTCACAAACGAGAAAGTTATCTCCCATTTGAGCTTCAAAATCGTCAGATTCGCTGACGAATTTGGTGGGGGCATCACAAAGCAAAGCAGCTGCAAGGACCATGTCGTATTCAATACGAGTCGACACACCCATATTTTTCTCATTGCCTGCAATATGCATACCAACTATAACAGCCTTACCAGCAGTCGGACCAGTACAAAACAAGAGAGAACCGCAATCTCCTCTTCGGGTGGGGAGATCGTACTTGAACGACTTCCCAACGTCAAACGCACCATAATTGACAGCGCCAGAAGGGAAAGCTTGCGTGCACATGAAGACTAAGTCCTTACCGTCAGGTTTAGCTAACATAGCCTCAAAACGAGACCTCGAAAGGTCCGCGTTTAAGGGCTTGAAAACCGAGGTGATGTCCGCATGACTGGGGACCACACGAGGGACAACGCAAAAGTAAAGATCATTTTCACAATCTTGCTCTTCTCTCATGTCCACAACGTCAAGTTCCTGAAACTTGGCTTCAAAGCCTATTGACGCGCTATTGCACCTTTCAAAGATGATGACAGGGTTGTCATCACACTTTTCATCGTCTATAAGGCTCTGAACTGCATGAAAGAAGTGAGCTGGAAACATTGCCACACGACCCTTGATGAAAGTAGCATAAACACAACAGTCATGAAAGCCTTTGACATAAACCTTGTAAACATTTCGCTTGAGGATCTTCCTAGCTCCGGCGATGACATTGGAATTGACACCGTATTGAGCTTTGAAGTTCTTGTGGGCTAAGGGTCTAGGCTTGAAAGATTTCTTGATAGTAACTTTCTTAACTCTGGAACTTTTAACGTCTCCACTCTGATCTTCTAGGCTTTCTCTAAGAAAGTACCAAATACCAGAAACCATAGTCACACAAAACGAAAGCGCCTTAAGAGGATTGGTGAAGTTGAAATTCAAGAAATCCATCTTCGCAAAGTCATCAAGGAAACCACCACCAACTTGCGGAACAAGAACTGGGGGTGGCAGGCGATCCTTAGCGTAATGCTTCTTCAAAGCAAGATGCGCTTCAAGGAGACGATCACCTTTTTCTTTAGACGACTTATAATCCTCGACTAGCTTTTCAACAAGCTCGTCAAACGTGAGAATGTCGCCAGGGGCTCTAGTGCCATCCAGAAAATTCCAAGGAATATACTCTGGAATGTCCGAGCAAAAGGCTCCACTTCCTGCCGGTATCTTCGATAGATCCAATCTCCTTGACCAGGGGTCATTGGAAATAGTATCTTCCTTACAATACTTCTCTTTAGGAACTGCCAACATGGCGATTCTGAATCGTCGAACGTAAGCTTCGCTAGAGTACATGGAGTCCCACCTGAAGAAGTTTCTGTTGGTAGTGGCAAACACAACCTCTGAGTTGAAATTAGTGTTTCCTTTATCTTCAAGATGAGCCATCGTTAATGGGTAACAAGCTGTGTTGATGAACCTAATGGCGCCCATAGCACCGGGGTCAGGAGCACCAACAGAGTCCTTGCAAAAACCAGCCTCGTCGATAATCGTGCAAAACTGGCCATGGAAGGCGTCGTGGAAGTGATTCTCAGGAACAAAATTCCATATGAAATCATTGTGATTCTCCATGAAGGCCTCAAGTCTATCTTTAGGCAAGACTTTGGCCATGAGAGCAAGAAGAATCGGAACAGTAGCCGTAGATTTACCAACTCCAGAGGGGCCTCCAAGCATAATACCTAGAGGCTCATTGCGTGGGCCATTTCCAACTATGTTATTTCGTTCAAAACGTGAAATGATGGGCCTAAGGGCCAATTCCAGATCATAAATCGAACGGTGTTGCGCAGTGAAGTCTCTGCTACGGGGAATACCTGCTTTGACTTTCCTAAGACGAGCCTCAAGGTCAAAAGCAGTCTTACCATTAGAAGCATTGTACAAACCAGTCTCTCTAAGCTTTCCAAGAAGGACATTTAACTCCTTCTGAACATCGTCGATGTTGGAATCTCCTGTGCTATGGAAAGCAAAGAAAGGAAGGTTAAACTTGTGACTCATGTATGTAGCAAATCTTTGCAGGATGGACAAAATATAATCAACAAAGGAAACGAGACCCTCCTTTTGCTTGGAGAGTTTCTCACAACCTTTCATGAAATCTGACAGATCTCTCTTCTCGAATGATTCGTTGGCAACCTGATAATAAAGATAACCAAGCAAGCCTGTTACAACATCTGATGAACCCATCTGAGCATGGCAAACAGACTCAAGAATCGGCGACGCGTCTTCCATTTGTCTGGTCTTGCACAAAAGGTTGATAACGAGACTAGCGAGTTTCTTGCCTATCCTGTAAGCAAGATAAGCTCCAACGACAGCCATGAGAATGGTAAAACCAATCTTATAGGCCTTGCTAGTAACCGAATCGCTGGATAGCTTGTCCAACAGCGGGTCTATTGCTTTGGACAAAAAATCAGGATCAACTTCGTGATTGAGACGGACCCCATTTTTCAAAAGCTCGTCTACTCTAGAAACCATCTCACCAATAGTATCTGTGGTGGTATCGTCGAATCCAAACGAAATTGGGAAACGGACCTGTGGTTCAATGTCACCATTTAGTGACTCTGTGGCACTGAACACAGGGGGGCCGGGGTTAGTTTCAACACCGACAAGAAATCCATCGTCACTTCTCTCGAAATCAGACGGAGGAGGGAAGGACAGGCAGTCAGGAATGACTACTGTGGGGGGACTACTAGGGTTCTCAATGGCAGGGAGGGTCGGAAGACCGTCCTCGCGAGGAGAAGGGTCGACGGCGGCTGGCGTGCGGCGGTCGAAAACTTTGGGGGCAACGACTACTGTGTAGTCATTGTCGAGGTATGGGTAGTATGCCAATTGGCGATCGATGGGTGTATTGGACGAAAGTACGCAGCACAAACAATAGTGGGGAATGTCTAATTCGGTTGCTATGTGGTTGTTCTGCATATTTCGTTAGGATTTGTTTGGGTTTTGGTTCTTAACCAATCATGTCGTTACGGGACAAGCGTGTCATTATGACAATAAGTGGGTTACGATCTCACAACGGGTGAATTATCACCATCATAGGGGTTTTTCACAGCTTATTTCACTGCTATTTTTGGGTTTTTGAGATCTCTCTGAACAAAAATCTCGTGAGAACAATAATTAATACCTACTGGACAACTTACCAGTATGAGGGAATTGTTAACAACAAAATAATTGCCATAAAAACAGAGGATTAGAAAAGGAAATATATAATATAAACGGACAAAGCCGCACAATTTGTATTTTTGTGGTCTTAACTGAACAAATAAATTGCTATAAAATCAGAAGACTAAAAGAGAAG